TTGAATATTTATTTGTGCAGGATCGGTATCTAATATCTTTAGTAGCTTATTAGCAGCAAAATTACCATTACTTGTTGTTATTCCAAATAGGTTGCAATCCATATTTATTAAGTTCCTTCTATAATTGTTTATGTATTCTTTCATTATAGTTTGGCTTAAACCATCGGTAGGTGCATTGTAAGGGCCATAACGATACCATCCTGTTGCCGATATGTAAGTACTATCTGAAAATTGCAGTATAGTTCCGTAGGCCATATTTGCTTGTACTCTATTTACTCCATCATCATCATATATTGGATAACCTAATGGCAAATCAATGTTTAATTGATATTGATTATTTGCATCTACTATAGATGTAGATGCTATTTTAGTTAAAGGTGATTCAAAAGTTAATTCAAAACCACCAATTTTTACATTGGTTGCACAATTAACAATGTCATTTGTAAGCATATACATTACCGACAAAGTTCCATTTACTGGTATTGGAGGTGTATTGATTGTTACTGAATTTATTTTTAATTCATCAAATTCGCCAACTTGATCTACTTCATAATAATTATCAAGAGGTGCTACTGAAGCATTTTGCCAAACACCATCTTTATTAATATAATATTGTGGAGCACCTGAACCTATGCCTGTTACTGATATTTGTATTTGACCTCTTACTTTTTGAGGTGTTTGAGAATAAAATGTTTGACTATAATTTATCTTATCGTTAGCAGTTACATACCCAACTAGCCCTGTATGCACTTCACTAAAAGCAGTAAATCCAACACCATTAGCACCTAGGGTAATATTAAACCAATCACTTGCTTCATATGGTTTATTTACTACAGATACACTACCCCCTACTCCTTGACTAAATGTTTGCCATAATGTAGGAAAACTACTTGTTAGGCTTTTAAGATTAGGGTTAGAAATATAATTATTAGAATAAGTAATGTCATATTTATAATTAAAGTTATTATAACCCTTTTTAAATAACTTAACTTGACTATTATCAGTAAAATAAACTCCGCTTGTATTTCCTACATAAGCTTGAATTTCACTTAAGGTATTAAATGTTCCTGATGTAACCAATGTGCCACTTGCATTATATTCTGTATAATATGTATAAGCAAAGTAAGGATAAGCAGCAAATTCATTAACCGCTATAATCATCCACTTCCCATTAGCTTGATATATCTTACAACCAAACGACCTTAATATTTTAGTTAAAATCTCTAAGCAATTTTCGTATGTTTCATCATTATTTTCAAAATAAACAGGCCTTAAATAGCTTTGATTAAATGGTTCGTATTGGCTACCATTATCTCTATTTTGCATACCTGATGCGTAATATGAACAAGCGGTATATAGGTTTAATCCTGTTGGAAATCCTATTTTAGCTAAACAATTATATAAAAAATAAAGTACGCTTTGCGGACTTAACTTAGTATTACCTGCAACATTAGTTTCAGTATATGTAAATGGAATATAATCCAACATTCCTAAGCCATCAATAGCATTAAATGATAAACCTTTTCTTCCTGTAGTAAATGAATACTGAACATTATCGCTTAGTACCCATCCTTGCCAATATACGCTTCCGTCTATTTTTAATTTTACTAAGTATTTTCTATCGTTTAATGTTGTAAAGTCAGGTAAATTGTCTTGATTATCTGTTACATCAATGCTAACATTTAACTGACTAGCATAAATAGGCTCATAAATATCATCGCTTTTTGGTATATATTCTAACTGAATTGAAGTTGCAGGGTATTCAATTACCGATGCAACTGTATCATCAATATACATTTCAACTACCGCTATCTTATCATTTTTGTTTGCAGCGGTTATTTGGTATTTTAAATTATATGCCACCTCTTCTTAGGTTTAATGATGAATTAGATCGTTGTAATGCCAAAACTAAATCATTCCCTCTTAATACAAACTCACCATTCCCTCCACCACCAATCATATCTTTAAGTTTATCTAATGGAGCAATAACCTCAGGGTTTGTTTTAGCACCTGGATATTCTCCTACTAATCCCATTGTAGGGCCACTAACTATACCACCATTTGCAAATGGCATTGCACCGCCTTTTTCTTTAGGTGCTAATTTGGCTTTTAAAACAGTACCTGCAATAACTAATCCTGCTCCTGCTACAATAGCTAAAACTGGATCTAATTTTGCCATCTCAAAGGCCTTTAATGCCACACCATAAGCTATTAATGCTTTACCAATAGCTATAGCTCCCTCTGCAATCATCTCTCCAATACCGCCAAATAAATCTACTTTACCACCAGCTAATGCAGTACCTATATTCTCAGCAAACTTAGTAATACTATCAGCCATTACCCCCTCTAATATTCCTTTGATTTGATTAGCAGTAGTATCCCATGTGTCACCCATGCCTTTTAACTTGGCATTTATTTTATCAATGGCATCTAAGTAAACGGCAAGAACTTTTGGATCAAATGTATATGCAGCCAAAGCTACTAATTTTGCTAAAGCCTCTTCTGTGAATTGTATTCTATTTGTTAAATTATTTCTATTTAACTTATCTTGAACACCTAATTCTGTTTCAATTATTTTAGTTTGATTCTTAGCAAATAAAATAGCATTTTTTAAATCATCTTCCGCAAATTGTTTATTAATAGCTAGTATTCCTTCTGCTATCATTTTTCTATTAGCAGCTTGTATTTCTAGTTCCTTTTTTTCTTGTGCCGTTCTTATCTTAGCATTATCATCTAATACCTTATTTAAGTTTTGTTCAAATAGATTATTATTAGTTAATCTATCTGCATCATATCTAGCGTGTAATTCTTTTTTATTTTTTTCATATGTGCCATCTGCCTTAGCTCTAGCTACGGCTAATCTTTCTTCTTCATTTATTATAAGAATACCATAAGCCCTAAATGCGTATATATCATCTTTATATGCTTTTTGTTTAGCCCTTAAAGAATCTAATGCAAAATTATCTTTTGGTGATGCACCTCCTTTTTTACCTTTGCCTGTTGGTTTAATACCTGCATCAGAAAGCATTTTATTTGCTTCTTTCTCAAGAGCTGCTCCTTGTGACATTAACATATCAAAAGAAGATGCACTTAAATTCTTAATATCATTTACTAATACTTTTTGAGATTCTGCATAATTTTTAGTAAACGCTTTTGCAAACTTAGTTAAAGACACTCCATCTAATCCCATTATACCAACTTGGTCTAAAGCATCCATTCCAGCAGCAAACTTTGTCAAAAAAGATGTTTGGTCTTCACCTGCTGCTAATCTTCCTGTTTTAAATGCCTCTTGTGCTTGTGCATATTTTTCATTAGCCATTGCTCTTAATGCAGTGGCTTTTACATAAGCACTAGACTTTTTTATAAAACTATCCTCTGCTTCATTTACGCCTTTGGCTATACCCCATGTTTCGCCATATGTTTCATTGTATGTTCTAAGTGCATCCTCAGCAGTAATGCTACCATCTCTAACACCATCAAAAACAGTAGCCATTTTTCTCATTTCAACTAATGCTTCCGCTTCCGCTTCTGCACCTTTAGTTAAAACCTCTGTATTTCTTTTATGTGCTTCTGCTACTCTGTCAATAGCTTGTTCTGCTTTAAAAGAACCTTGATCCCATGCCGTAAATAAAGCAATGATTGCTGAACCAACTAAATATAATGGCCCTGCCATTCCTGCTATACCACCCATTAACGCAGGTAAGTTATTTTGAATACCCCTAAAACCATAAGGCAAATCTTGCAATACTAATGCCCAGTTAGTCCATTGTTGGTTAGATTTTTTAACGGAATTCCCTGCATCCTTAGTAGTCTTTGCTACCTTTGTTGTTTCTTGTGTAGTATGAGTTATACTAGCAGCTAACTCATCATATTGTTTTTTTAGTTTTTGAACCTCTGGATTCATTGGTTGAAGCCCTAATGTCATTAATTGTTCCATTGACCTTTTAAGAGCATCCATTTTATCCTTAACAACATTAGTAGAATTGCCAAACAATTCTGCCATGCCATTAATCTTATTAAACTCTTTATTTAATCCACTTGAAATTCTTCTAAAGTCGGTTTCAAAAGCAGTAGCTACTTTAGCCATTTTTAAAAATGCACCTTCGGCTTCTTTAAAGTCTGCCGTTATCCTAATCTGCATTAAATCATCTGCTGCCATTATATTATCGGTTTAACAATTTTATATTTATCTAACACTTGTTTTAGCTCTTCTTCCGTCATTACTCTTTGCTTTACAAAGTTACGAGTATCGCAGTCTAATTCAATAAGCTCTTGTGGCTTAACTTTCTTACCCTTAGGTAGCTGAATATTAATTAGTAGTGTTGTCTGCCATCTAGCTCTAATCCACTCTTGTTCTTCTTGATGCCTGTATCCATACCACACAAAGTCTAATTCAGCCATGGTCATCTCCCAAAACAAATGGGGAAGCACTTTGCACTCCCCCATTGTATATCTTTCTATGTCAATCCACTCTAATTTTTTTTTACTCCATCTTTTTTACTTGACTTTGTTGGCTTATCTTCTATACCGCTATTCATACTATCTGAAAGAGTTTTCATAACATCTTGGAACTTTTGTCCAGTCATGCCACCCATATCATCTATCCAATCACACACTTCCATCTCTGTAAAGCTTGGAGTGATTCCTTGAGAATATAATGGATATTCAGCAGCCGATTTCATCAAGTTAACAATAGCATCAAGTGAATCTTTGCCACTTAAAGCCTCGCCTATGTCAGAAGGCCCTATCCCTTGTAATTGACAGAATCTTTTGAGACTCCAAGTACAAAAACGCATCGGTATCTTCTTTCCATCGGAAAGAGTTAATTCAAATTGTCCTCTCATATGTTTGGTTTTTTTGGTTTGTTTTTACTATGCGTTGGTAGCGATAGTTAATACTCCTGTTCCTTTGAAAGAAACTGAATATGTAACTGGATTCTCCATGTCAGCAGTCATATCTACACTCTCGATAAATGCTGAACCTGAATAAATCACATCACCTGTAACTGGAGTTACACCACCAACTGTTGAGTTATCTACTGTAGTAAATTTAACTGTAACCGCAGTTCTAGCGATTGCTAAAGCATTTAATTCAGCAGTAGTTACATAAGTAGCAACTGTTCCTGGAACTACTGTAGCTAAGCCATCAGTTGTTAAAGACCAAGACCTTTGTCCACCAATCTCATCAGCCCATCCTAAGCTTTGTTTTGTAGATGCGTCTGGAGCATCTATAGCTAAACTTAAAGAACAAGATGTTGCGAATCCTATTACTTCAGTTCCAATTAGAACTACTAATGAAGTTCCGTTAAATACACTTGTTGTTGCCATTTTATTTTATTTTTCTTTTATGTTAATTGATTCACGAAATGATCCATTGTTATCACCCTTCTAAACACATATGCCTCATCCACATAGTCAAAGGTAGCAATATTACTACCAATCTTACAAGTCACAATTTTAAAGTCAGGTGCAGTACTAGGATAGTTTGGTGGTCTAACACCCACTATTTCTAATAACTCATTGGCATAAGTATCAACTGTTTTCTGCCCTACTTCACCTGCTTTAAAAGTCCTATAAACTATGTCAAATTGGATAGTAACATCAAAGCCGAAACTTTGTTTATTACTATTGTCCACTTGTGTCTGACTACTGATAATCAAATAAGGTGGCTCTACTGTGTCAGGTGCTATGGTATCATAGGCAGCTAATGAGTAGGAAGCCGAGATAAACTTATCGTAATAAGCTTTCCTTAATGTATATCCGCAGTCCTTCATTTTGGTACAAATTTAATGAAATATATTTATATTTCTTTTTACTTGATTTTAAATGCTCTAATCCTTTTTAATGCCTTTGGGTACTCAATATCAAAGTTAGAAAATAAGTACGATCTATATGGCATATTGTTGTTTCTTAATCCTCTTCCTCTAAAAATAGATGCATATGGCAAAATATTTTTATTAGCTATATTATATTTCCTTTTTGGAACATTAAAACCGCTACCAGTACCAAACTCTACATAAGGGCCATACTTGGCATTTACTATCACCTCTGCAAAGTTTCCGTTGTAAGGCATTGAATTAATGCTTCTTGATAAGAATCCTGTTCTCTTATATGGGTTTTTTGCTCCTGTAGGAATAGGTGGTAAATCAGCAGCATCTGCTCTAGCCTCTTGAGCTATATTAGCTACCATTACATTTAATTCGTTAATAGTATGCTGCTTAAATTGCTCATAGCCTGTTGCAAACTTCAACTTTAATTTCTCTATGCCTCTTACTTTTAGCTCCATTACTTAAGTGTTGCACAACCTATTAAATAATATTGATTCAAGTCAGCTTCGTTAATAATAGAGTTAATCATGTAAGTCCTTGACTTCCAAGTTATTACAAGAGCATTAGTAAACACCTTGCCTGTTGTATATCTAATCCTAAATGTAGCTCCATCATTAATACTATCCTTACCTGCTATATTAGTCCTAGAATTGGTATTAGTGACCAATTCAGCCCAGCAAGTGTAGTATGGTACTAAAGTATTCACAAACCCTCCTGCACTATCAGAAACGCTTGTTTTAGTATTAAAAGTAATCCTATTTCTTAATTGTCCTATCATTAGAAGATAATACTTACCCTTTTGTAAGGTTTCATTAATTCGTAAGCCGTTGTTAAGTTAGCTGAAGGCTTAGAGCTTTCAACACTTGATTCTCTGTATTCGTACAAATCACCTACCATCTTCAATAGAGCCGTTTTCATGGACTCTGGAGTAGTGGCATATCCACAAGTATAAGTGAATCTAAAATCACTCATAAGAGGTGAATTAAAATAAACCTTTTTGTAGGTATCACCTAAAACTCTATAATCCCCAAGTACCATTGCTACCCATGCAGCACCATCCCAATACTCTACCAATGTAATACTGTTTATAGGGGCATAAGGAAGCTCGATAAACTCATCTACATAAGCTACAACCTTTAATGTTCTAGCAGTCATAGCAACCGAAGCGTACTGCTCTAATCTGATCCTAGCGGTTTCTATAAGGTTAGTTATCAAAGTATCATCTTCACTATAATCTACTCTTAAATAATCCTTTGCTGCTTGTAAGGTAACTATTG